TTCCATAAGGCTATGGAAATGAAACGTCAGGTAAGCTTCGACACCAAGGAGCTTACCGCAAAAGAACTAATCGATTTCATTCATATGAGAATGACATTGATACAAGAGGAAGTACTCGAATTAAAAGAGGCATCCGATCATATATGTATGCGACTGAACAATAATGAGACAGTTGCTACATCTGAGAAAGCCCACTTACTGAAAGAACTAGCTGATGTGCAGTATGTTGTTTCGGGCTTTGCTGATGCCTTTGACCTTCCTATACAGCCAGCATTCAACCGAGTCCACGACAGTAATATGTCGAAGCTTGAGGATGGGAAACCAGTGAAGCGTGAGGACGGCAAAGTCCTCAAAGGCAAAAACTATAAACCCCCATACTTAGAAGACTTGGTAGCATAATGGCATTTAAATCTAATAACAATCCGATGTTCCGATCGAAATTCAGTGAGGACATCTTCAATCACAAATACGCACACGACGGTTGTGAGACATGGGCAGACCTAGCTAAGACGCTAGTGAAAGATGTATGCTCAGAGCATATGTCTGTGACCGATATGTCGCAACTTCAACAATACATCACAGAACTCAAGTTCATACCCGGTGGTAGATATCTATATTACGCTGGGCGTCCTAACAAGTTCTTCAACAACTGCTATCTATTGAAAGCAGAAGAGGATACCCGTGAGGACTGGGCTAACCTGTCATGGAAAGCTGAAAGCTGCCTTATGACTGGTGGTGGCATTGGTGTCGATTATAGTGTGTACCGTCCAGCAGGAGCAACCATCAGCAGAACTGGTGGACAAGCTTCCGGCTCTGTTACCAAGATGAACATGATCAATGAGATTGGTCGTCGGGTAATGCAGGGCGGTAGTCGTCGGTCAGCTATCTATGCTTCTCTAAATTGGAAGCATGGTGACATTCAGGACTTCCTGAAAGCAAAAGACTGGCAATCAATGCCTGTTGGTAGCACAGGTAAATCCCTATGGGATATTAAGCAAGAAGACTTCAACTTTCCTGCCCCATTAGACATGACCAACATCAGTGTGAACTATGACACTGACTGGTTGTTAGGCTATTGGGAAACTGGTGATGTTGGTGACGTATTTAAAGAAAACGTGCGTCAAGCCTTAAAATCAGCAGAGCCAGGTTTCAGTTTCAACTTCTTTGATAAAGAAAACGAAACTCTCAGAAACGCCTGTACAGAGGTTACTTCAGCCGATGACTCAGATGTATGTAATCTTGGAAGCATCAACTTAGGTCGCGTCGATGATATTAAAGAATTTAGAAATATCGTAGACCTTGCAACCAAGTTTCTGATTTGTGGGACACTGCAAGCTAAACTTCCGTACCGTGCTGTTTATGAAACAAGGGAAAAGAACCGTCGGCTAGGATTAGGCTTGATGGGTATGCATGAATGGTTAATCAAGAAAGGTTACAGATATGAAGTTACCTCCGAGCTTCACCAGTGGTTATCTATATATAAAGGACAGTCTGATAAAACTAGTAGAGAATTTGCGGATTGTCTTTCTATATCCCGTCCAGTTGCTAACAGGGCAATTGCTCCTACTGGCAGTATTGGTATTCTTGCTGGGACTTCTACAGGCGTAGAACCTATCTTTGCTGTCGCATATAAACGTAGATACCTAAAAGGTCAAAATCGCTGGCACTACCAGTACGTCGTAGACTCGGCTGCTCAGGAACTTATTGATATGTATGGAGCTGACCCAAACAAGATTGAGTCATCTCTAGACTTAGCTGAAGATTACGAGCGTCGCATGATGTTCCAAGCTGATGTCCAAGACTACGTCGATATGTCTATCTCCTCTACAATCAATCTGCCTTCATGGGGTAGCAAACTAAATAACGAGGATACAGTAAATGATTTTGCTAACACTTTGGCATCCTATGCCCATAGGCTCAGAGGGTTCACAGTATATCCCGACGGTGCGAGGGGAGGCCAACCATTGGTCTCTGTTTCGTACTCTGAAGCAGTGGATAAGCTGGGTACTGAGTTTGAAGAAGGTATTGAGACCCACGACATCTGTGACATAAGTGGAACAGGAGGATCATGTGGTGTCTAAGTTACCAGTAGTAGACGAACCTCTGCTCGATTATGTCGAGCGGATGTTTCCAGATCGCTGCCCAACACTTGAAGATGATGAAAAGACAGTTTGGTTCAAAGCTGGGGCTGCCTCGGTAGCCCGTCATCTCAGGGCGGTTCACAATCAACAAAATGAAAATATTCTGGAGAATATGTGATGTGTATGTCTAACAAAGCACCAGCTCCTCCACCACCTCCACCTCCTCCACCACCACCTCCTCCAGTATTGGATCAGGGCGCACCCACAGAGGCAGTTACTGCTGATGAGGAACGGGCAAAGCGTAATAAGAGTGGTAGAAAAGGTGGTACTAAACCTTATCGTAGTTCTGGCCTGTCAATCACTGGCGGTCAAAGCGGTAGCTCAACAGGTGGCGTAGGAGTCTAAAATTATGCACAACGGTAAGACCTGTGCAGGACGGTACGAGCAGCTTGCCGTTGAGCGAGAAATGTTTCTTAACCGAGCTAGAGATTGCTCTGAGGTAACTATACCAACTTTAGTTCCTCCTAGCGGTCATAGCTCGGCTACAGAATACAGAACTCCTTATCAAGGTATTGGGGCTAGGGGTGTAAATAACCTAGCCTCAAAACTTCTGCTCTCCCTCCTGCCCCCAAATTCCCCCTTCTTTCGTCTTCAAGTAGACGACCAGACACTAGTAGAACTTACTGGGCAAGATAATGCCCGTGCTAAAGTTGAAGAAGCCTTGAACCAGATTGAACGGTCAGTAATGACTGAGATTGAAACATCAGGTCTACGCTCTCCAATCTTTGAGGCACTGAAGCACCTTATTGTTGCTGGTAATGTCCTAGTTTATCTCCCCAAGTCTGGTGGCATCCGTGTATTCCGACTAGATAGCTATGTCGTTAAACGTGATCCCTACGGTAATGTTCTAGAAATTATTACCAAAGAAGAAATCTCCCCTGCTGTATTAGAAGAAAAAGAACTAGAGCTTTTAGGTAGTGACCTGAATAGCAATGTTAAAGAAAGCTACAAAGACAAGGTAGCTCTATACACCCATTTTTATTTAGATGGTAATAGATGGCGTCTATACCAAGAACTAAAGGGACAAGTAATTCCAGGTTCTGCTGGTAGCTGGCCTATCGACAAGTCACCTATGTTACCCCTCCGGTGGACTAGGATCGACGGTGAGGACTATGGACGTTCCTACGTTGAAGAGTACCTCGGAGACCTTATTAGCCTTGAGGGGCTTTCTAAGGCGATTGTAGAGGCATCTGCCGCATCAGCTAAAGTACTATTCATGGTTAACCCTAATGGTACTACTAGGATGCGTGACATTGCTCAAGCCGAGAACTGCGCTATTGTAGCTGGTAACTCTAATGAGGTGTCTGTACTACAAACTCAAAAGTATGCAGACATGAGGGTAGCCTACGATACTGTACGTTCAATCACTGAGCGTCTATCTTATGCTTTCCTCATGAATAGTGCTGTCCAGCGTTCAGGTGAACGTGTGACTGCCGAAGAAGTACGCTTCATGGCTAAGGAGCTAGAGGATGCTCTTGGCGGTGTTTATTCTATTTTATCGCAAGAGTTCCAGCTCCCATTAGTAAACCGTCTAATGGACAGGATGACAAAGGCCAAGAGATTACCTGAATTACCGAAGGGTATCGTAAGGCCAGCTATTGTTACTGGATTGGAAGCTCTAGGTCGTGGTCATGACCTCAACAAATATAATGCATTTTTACAGGCTCTACAGCCCATCGGGGCAGAGGCCGTAGCACAATATATGAATGTTGGGGACTACATCACCCGTATTGGTACAGCTTTAGGCATTGATATGGATGGTCTGGTCAAGACAGAAGAAGATATCATGGCAGAGCAACAGGCACAGGCCGAAGCTCAACAGCAAATGATGATGAATGAAACGATGGGACGCATGGCTGAGAAAGCCACTCCCGAAGCTATGAGAATGGCACAACAAGGATTAAATGATGGCAACGGAAACGGTTAATATTGACCCCCAAGAAAATAATCCATCATTGGAAGAACAGGCTGCGCTTCAAGACGAGGCGCAGTCATCTTCTTCTGGTGAAGAAAAAATATTAGGTAAATTTGATTCATACGAGGAACTAGAAAAAGCCTATGCTGAATTACAGTCAGAATACACAAAATCACGCCAATCAACTGAGAGCGAGAGTGTTCAAGATAGTAATGCAGAGGCATCTGAAGAGGTCGCTCGTGAAGCTGTGGAACAAGCTGGCTTAGATTTTGAAGCACTCAGTCAAGAGTTTTGGACTAATGATGGATTGGCTGATGCATCTTATGAACAGCTAGAGAAAGCTGGTATCCCAAGAAATTTAGTAGATAGCTATATTGAGGGACAGCAAGCTTTATTATCCACAACTACAAATCAAGTTTATGACTCTGTTGGCGGTCAGGATAGCTATGAAGCTATGACTGATTGGGCTGGCGATAATCTATCCGAAGGGCAGATTGATGCTTTCAACAGAGCAGTGAATAGCGGTGACATGGAAGAAACCATGTTTGCCGTTCAGGGTCTCAGATCAATGTATGAGGCTCAAAGAGGTGTTGAACCAGCACGAAACTTAGCTGGTCAATCACGCCCATCTGCCGATGCTTATTCGAGCCTAGCTCAAATGAAAGCAGATATGGCAGACCCACGATACAGTTCTGATCCTGCGTTCCGTGATCAAGTCGCAGCCAAACTGTCTCGCTCAAACATTATGTAAAGGATATTAGAATGGCTAGGGATTATGAAGCAGAATACGCTGATTACCATTCCAAGCCCGAGCAAAAGAAGCGACGGGCAGGACGAAATGCAGCTCGTCGTTTAATGATTAGGAAGGGAATGGCTCGGAAGGGTGACGGAAAAGACGTACACCACAAAGACCGTAACACTCTTAATAATGCATCTAGTAACCTTTCAGTCATGTCTCGGAGTGAAAACCGAGGCATGAAGACCTAAAGAAAACAGACCATTTGTACTTTTTGGCTCTCTGCGGAGAACAACCTCGAAGGAAAGGTGGCGAGTAATCTGAGGTTAACCCCTTAATTTTAACTCGTACAATAGAGGTACAACAAAAATGGCTAATGCTACTCCTTCGCGCTTAGGCGCAAATAATGGCGGTGCAGATAAGGACGCCTTGTTTCTCAAGGTATTCTCAGGCGAAGTCCTGACCGCTTTCGAACAGCAGACCATCATGATGGACAAACATCAGGTTCGCACTATCGCTAACGGTAAGTCTGCTCAGTTCCCAGTAATGGGTCGTACAACTGCTGATTACCATACTCCTGGTGATGAAATCCTTGGTGACAGCATCAACCACTCAGAGAAGGTTATCACTATTAACGACCTCCTGCTGGCTTCTACCTTCATTGCTAACATCGATGAAGCTAAGAACCACTACGATGTTCGTTCAGTGTACTCTCGTGAGATGGGTATTGCGCTGGCTAACCAGATGGATAAGCACATCTTGCAGACCATCATTCAGGCCGCTAATGCCTCAACACCTACAGTAACTGGTGAAACTGATATGGTTGGTACGGTTATCACTTCAGCTACTTCTGGTACTGTTGCTGACGACCTCATTGCAGCTATCTTCGATGCAGCTCAGGCTCTAGATGAGAAGAACGTACCTGAAGATAACCGTTATGTAGTTGTGAAGCCTGAGCAGTACTATCTGCTGGCTAACAGCTCAAAGGTTATCAATGTGGACTTTGGTAACACAGGTAATGGCTCAACCGCTGCTGGTAAGGTCATGCAAGTTGCTGGCATCAATGTCCTGAAGTCAAACAACCTACCTACTACCAACATCACAACTGGTGTTGACGCTGGTACTTCAACCCGTCAGGCCGTTGACGCTTCTAACACCACAGCATTGGTATTCCACCCATCTGCTGCTGGTACTGTGAAGCTGATGGATCTTGCCACCGAGAGCGAATATGATATTCGTCGGCAGGGGACATTACTTGTGGCGAAATATGCGGTCGGGCATGGTGTCCTTCGCAATGAAGCTGCTGTGCAGATTCAGTCTGCCTAAGCTAACAATTAGAGAGGCACTTTCGGGTGTCTCTCTTTTTTACTAAGAGGTTAATATGGCACTTGTCCCAACTACTAAACTGGAAGCTGTGAATGCCTGTCTATCTAATATAGGCGAAGCTCCAGTGGCATCTCTAACAGGACTTCAGGTTGACGCTCAGGTTGCCTCCTCGATTATCGATGAGGTGTCCCGTGAGGTACAGACCCACGGCTGGCACTGGAACTCCGAAGTTCATACATTAAAACCAGATATCAATAGTGAAATTAAGCTCCCAGCTAATGCATTCCGTGTAGACACTGTACAGGAAGATGTATCTACCGATGTTATTCAGCGTGGTATGAAGCTGTATGACCGTAAGGAAAACAGTTATAAATTCACTAAAGCCTTAAAATTAAGACTTACTGTAGGTCTCGACTTTGATGACCTACCGGAAGCAGCCCGTAGGTATATCACTGTTCGCTCTATTCGGGTATTCCAAGAGCGTACTCTAGGGTCTGACTCTCTGTCTAAATTTAACAGAGCAGACGAGCAACAGGCTTGGGGTCTCCTTCAGCATGAAGAAGCAGAGACAGCAGACTACAATGTACTTACAGATAGCTACTCCACATATTCTATGGTGGGCAGATATGCCCCAGTCAGGAGGACTTACTAATGGCTCTCGTTGCTGGCGTTATGCCGAATATGTTCAACGGTGTCAGTCAGCAGCCCCCAGCACTCCGATTGCAAAACTCTTGTACTGAGATGGAGAACGGATGGGCTTCGCTTGTTGCTGGCCTACAAAAACGTCCAGGTTCTGAGATTGTTGCAAGACTAGGTAACAATATCTCAGGTAACATCAAAGGACACTTCTTCCAGAGATTTGATGGTAAGAAGTTCTTTATTAACGTACAAGACAATGACATCAAGGTATATGATGAGACTGGTAGCTCTAAGACAGTCAATGGTACACTTTCTGGCTCATACCTAAATTTTAATTCGAACCCCCGTGAAAACTGTAAGATGATTACAGTGGGTGATACTACATTTATTCTGAACAGAACGGTGAATGCAGCGGCCTCTACAATAGCAGAGTCCAGTATTACCCCAGCTCGTCTAGACCCAGACCGCTACTGGTCTATCTTTATTAAAGGGTCATTGAGCAACTCTAATTATGCTATCTATGTAAATAATACATTGGCGGCTAATTTTACTACAGGTGCTAACACTGAAGCCTCTAACGCTGTAGAGCGTACTGAGGAGATTGCTGACCAGCTCACCACTACCTTAGTGGCTAATGGTTACACAGCAGTCAGGTACAACTCAACAATCTCTCTATATCTCGCATCTACAGATGTAGTTACAATCGATGAAGGTAATGGCGGTAATGCCATGACAGCTTTCAAAGATGAGCTAACAAGCTTTGAAGACCTCCCTGCACAGGATAAAGATGGTCGTCTGGTTCGTATTATTGGTGAACCTGGGTTTGATGGTGATGACTACTATGTTGTTTATCAGGATGGATTATGGATAGAGACACATGGCTACGGTAAGAAGAGACAGTTAACTGCCTCAACCTTGCCTCATACATTATCCTACGATGCCTCTACAGACTCGTTCACATTCGATGAGCATACTTGGGCTAAGATGCTTGTAGGTGATGATACAACAAATGCTGACCCTACCTTTGTAGGCAAGCCTATTAACGATATCTTTATCCATCAAGGACGCATGGGCTTTCTCGCTGATGAGAACGTGATTATGTCTGAAGCTGATTACTTTGAGAACTTCTTCAGAACCACTGTAGCCCAGCTAGTAGATGCTGATCCAATCGATATCGCTGCGGTAACTGGTCAAGTTACACTGCTAAACTTTGCTGTCCCGTTTAACAAGAAACTGCTCGTCTTCTCAGACAGAACGCAATACATTCTTGAAACGCTGGACTTACTCTCCCCAAAAACTGCACAACTGAACTTTGCTTCAGCTTTTAACTGCTCCAAGACACAGACCCCTGTACAAGTCGGTGCTTACATTTATTTTGCCGATGACACTGGGACAAACTCTAAGCTCATGGAGTATTTCGTAGATAACGACTTAAACACAGAGAACGCTGATGAGGTATCGGCACAGATACCAGAATATATCAAATCCCCTGTACAATACATCGGGGGTTCTAGTCGCCTTTCTAGCGTATTTCTACTAGGCAACAATCCAAACGAACTCTACTGCTATAAATACTTCCAAGGTACTCAAGGTAAAATCCAGTCATCTTGGGGTAAGTGGGTATTCGAAGGTGATGTGAAATACTTTACGCTAGTCGATAATGATATGTTCCTGCTGGTGGATTATGATAGTGACGGGCTGTATATGGAAAAGATAAACATCGAGGAAGACTCGGTGCGCTCCAGTACATCCTTTCCTATTCACCTAGACCACAGCTTTAAGTTCTCGGACACTACAAGGACGTATGATGCCGCTACAGGCCTAACTACGTTCACACTGCCCCATCCTACCCCAGCAACCGCTGTGTTCGTTCAGAGCGACGCTGACGCCCCTAGAGGGATAACTATAGGCACTACTAGAACCAACAGCACAACATTTACTGCTGTAGGTGATTATACTGGCTCAGATTACGATAATGCGATTATTGGAAGAAACTATACCTTCCGCTATGAATATTCTCCCTTCTTCCTAAAAGAAGACAAGGGTCAGGGTCAGGTAGCCATACAGGATGGTAGGCTGTCGGTCAGGTATGTGTCAGTACAATACGAAGATACAGCTCAGTTCACTGCTAGAGTAACCAACCGTGGGCGAACCCCTTATGAATATACTTTCTCAGGGCGTAACCTCGGGTCTGGTAATAATACACTAGGTGGTCTGTCGTTGGACGATGGTGAATTCAAGTTCCCAGTTATGGGTGAGAATATCTACACAAAGATTGAACTCCTAAACGACACTCCATTCCATTGTACGTTTACTGGTACAGAATGGAACGCACAGTGGACAGCTAAGGCTGTAAGAAGGGTCTAATGTTACATACAGAAGTTACTGAGGCTTGGCACATCTCGTCGCTGGCCTCACGGCTTCGGGACGCTGACAAACAAGAAATAAAAGCCTCCTCCGATCTTGAAGCCCTCGAGGGTCTCTCTAGGTCGGTGGAGTACTCCCCCATATGCTACACAATCATGGAAGACGAACTACCAGTCGGTATCTTTGGTACTGCTCCAGATGACGCTAACTCAGCTCTAGTATGGATGCTTGCCAGTGAAGACTTGAAGCGTCATTCCAGGCAGTTCCTGCGAGAAAGCAGGGATTATATAAAACAACTCCACGAGGAATCTAAAGCAGACCTTCTGTGGAACTTAACAGATAAAAGAAACACAGTTCACCATAAGTGGCTGAAGTGGTGTGGGTTCTCATTCATCCGAGAGGTGAACTGGGGCGCACATAATTTGCCGTTTTACGAATTTGGAAGGTTTGAAAATGTGTGACGTTACAGCAGCCGTCCAAGGCGGTCAGGCGGTAATGCAGTATCAGGCAGAGCGTGAGAAAGTCAATGCCGCCAATGCTGCCGCCAATGCCAGTATTACAAGTGGACGAAAAGATTATAATTATAAGTCTGGTGTTGCCCAAGGTAATTATCAATTAGACGCTAGGGCGCAAAACCAAACAGAATTTGATACAATATTAGCAAACAGAGCCGCACGGTCTACAGCCATTGCGTCTGCCGCATCCCAAGGTGTCACAGGTAAATCTGTTGATGCCACCATCAACGCTATTATTCAGCAGGGTGCAAGAAACACAACCAGAGTTAAAGACCAAGAGATTGTTCTGGATAGAGCATATGAGGCTGAGGCCTATGGTATGCAGAAGAACATGGAACAGGTTATTGCCAGTAATCCGCTACAAGCCGCCCCTAATCCATTGGGTCTTGCCTTGGGTATTGGTGGAGCAACTGCTGGTGCAAACGATAGAGTTATAGACGCTGGAGGTAAGGGTTTCCTACCTTCCATGTTTGGATAAGGAATTAAGAAATGGCACGGACTACAGTTGATTTAACACCTGTGTCTCCCACTGCGAGGGGAATAGGACGACAGGGGTCAGGTGCAGTACAATATAAAGCTAACCCAAACGCTGGTAGTTCTGCGGAACTTCTGGCAAATAGCTTGAATGTTGTATTGGACGCATCTCAACGCAATGACCGAAGAAAGATTGATGAGGCTAACAAGAAGTTTGAGCTAGAGTTTGATGGGTATGTATCTAAGGCACTACAAGGTGACAACACTACAGGCATCGAAGAGCTAGACACTCTCTATCCAGATATGAGCATGACAAGAAAGCTCATGATTCTGAAGGCGGCTGGTAAGGCCACTATGGAACGGGACGAAGAGTTCCAAAGCTTAGTGGCATCTATTGGTGCGCCTAGCACTGACGAGTTTGGTAACTCTACAGGCTTTGTAAATACCCTAGACGGTATCAATTCCGGCTATGCATCGGCAGAGCAATACATCCGTGATAAGTACGGGGAGTCTAACGGTGCATATGTATCAGGGATGCTTGGCTACCTAGATGGTCAGCGTTCAGCTCAGGTACAGCAGTATGTCGCTGGTAAACGAGCAGATGAGCTACAGGCTACAGCTAATGACTTCTCTACTACAGATAAAGCTTTAGCGGCATCTGGTGACTGGACAACTCTACAACAACGGGACGATATCTGGCGTTCTGCCGGAGGAAACGATTTTATTCAAGGTAAGACCCGTAACGCTGAAATTTTGAACGCAGCCCGTGACCAGGCTTTATTAAATAGAGACATAGGTGTCTTACAGGATGCTCCAGAAGTTTACAAAGGCATTATGAAAGATAAGCCTCAGCTCTGGGACACTTATATGTCTAATGTACAGCGTGAAATTGACAGACTGAATGCTGTCGATGCTGCGGCTGCGCTCAAGAAAAAAGAAGATGAACAAAAGCTTCGTAAAGAATTTCTTCTGGATAAGATGATTAAAGGCGAACAGCCTCTTACTGATGCTGAAGTCCGTGAAGTAGAAGGTTACTCAGACCTCAGCTCTGCTCGGGAAAGACTAAGGGCTAACACTGGTGTCAATAAGACAGCATCTAAGAACAACCTCACTACCCTACAAGGTCAGCTCAAAGAAGCTGATACTGTAGAGGAACTAGAGGAACTAGGACTTACTGAGGAAGCACTAGGTAACCCAGAAGCAATCATCAGGTGGGCATCCACACGAGAAGGTATTCACCCTGACGATGTTCCTGCTCTTATCGAGGCTACACAGTCAGCTTACTATATTACTGATGTTAAAAACACTACTGAACATAAGCGGTTTGAGGATCAGATTGCGGAAGAGCTATCCTTTATTAGAGACCCTTCAATCCTTGATCCCAGTTTGGGTCAACAGAGTATATTAGGCCAAGATACAACATTTTACAGACAAGCTAACTCTTTAGCTAAAAGTGAATTTTCTGAACTTGTAGAAATTTACAGGGAAGAGAATGGAAATGATAAACTCACTAAGAAACAGCTTAAAGAAATCCGTGAGCTGGTTGTTGCGAAGGTTCGTCTTTATGTAGACAACTTCCGTAATAAGTCAGTAGTGCAAGGTGCATATTCTAACCCACAAGCTGTGGAAAAACTAAGAGACACTAGTAATGAGTATAGAGACCCTGAATCAGGGGTTATCTACCCTGTCATTAGCCCTGCTCAAGCGGCTGAAGTCATGGCTATCAATCCTGATGCAGAGTTTAGGCAAATCACTCCAAATAGACTTATTCAAACGAGGTAACACATGGGTGTATCTGATCTACCTACCTGGAATCCGTCTAGTGATGAGCTGGAGGAGATTCGTAAGAAACAAGAAAAGATAAAGGCTGACCAAGAAGCGGCAAAACGCTTGAACCCTCCTCAGCCTACCACTTCTCCAACAACACCGAACACAACGACATCTTCTACAACCCCAGCCCCTACTAATGTCTCTCAAGCGATTGCTGGGGGACAGGAAGCATTTACTGCACGGTTTGAGGCTGGTGAGGAAGATACCACCGAGGATAGCCTTGTAGAAGACGATGACTTCTTGATGGCAGCTCGTAACGTATATCGGTTCAATCACAATGGTCGGGACTTCGAGGGGTCAGATGAAGAACTGGCAGACTATGCCCTAGATACTATGGGCTGGTTTAACTACAACCTACCTAAGATGACTGTAGATGCCTCTATTATCTCTCGAGCAGACGATAATACAAAAGCATCCTTCCTATACCTAATGGAAGCCTATGATGATAAAAATATCTCATGGGACGGTACTTGGCGTTTTGTGAAAGGCGTGGCTACCGATCCTACAACTTACGCTGGACTAGCGTCTTTTGGTATTGGTACTGGTGCAAGCTTTGCTGGTAAACAGCTTGGTAAGGAAGGTCTAAAAGCTCTACTGAAGGGCGGTATGCGTAACACTGTTATTGCCGCCACTGAGGGGGCTATTTATGGTGCTGTTGACGATATCAATCGCCAAGTTGTGGAGACATCTGTAACAGGAGAGGAGATCGATACTGGACGCACCTTAAAATCTGCTGGATTTGGTGCATTAACTGCTGGTACGATTGGTCTAGCCGCTACCCCTGCTATCAATAAGGCACAACAACTTCTAGGGTCTAAACCTAAGAAACCTAAGACCACTAAAGGTGCAGCCAAGACAGCAGACGAGGCTACACCAGCCGATGAAGTCACTAAAGATATCAACGAGGCTGGCGAGAAGCTGGTAACTCGGGTTGAGCAGGAAGGTGCATCAGAGCCTAAGCTAGGTGTAACTTCAGCTATCCTAAAAATCCGTGAGGCTGTCGAAAAAACAACTAAGGATGGATTTGTTGCTGTAGACCCTGAGACTGGCGTACAGAAGCGTAAGTTAATTAAAGACGCTACAGATATGCTGACGACTGTCTTAGGTAAGGTAACCCGTAACTCTGATGGTAGTGTGGATACAAACTCACTAACTCAACAGATACTGGGGATGCAACTTACTCAGGCTGAGTTTAATGCTCTAGGTATTTCTGTACAGCGTACCATGTCAGACCTTGTAGAAGAGCTGGAGGGCGTTGTACGTCGCCAACAGGGTGACCTGTCTGAAGACGCTGCTGTTGAACTTGGAAGAACTAGAGAGGAGCTTGAAGACCTCTTCCGTAAGCTTAATGTACTCGATGAAGGCTTTCGTTCTACTGCCGCCCGATCACAGGGTGCGAGACAGGAAAACATCTATCGTGGTGAACTGCTAAACCTATTACCTGAAGATATTAAGGTAAAAGATAATGTCACACAGGAAGTAGCTGACCGTGAATGGGTGGCTATGGTTGATAAGCAACGGGAAATTCTGTCAAAGGACACAGACATCAAACGACTGAATGGTGAGATTGAACTGGCTTTGAAAAGAAACGAAATTGAAAAAGCCGCTAGGAAGTCAGCAGAACGTCGTGAAAAGTTGAAGCAGAAGATGGACGCACAGAACCCAGGTATTGGGTACAAAGCTAAAGCATCCTTCCGCCGCACTGTCGAAGGTGTGAATGAGTTTGTAATTGGTACTGTGTTTACGACTTCTACAATTATGGTTAACACACTGCCTTCTCTTGTTAAGACTATTTACAAGCCCTTCTTAAACTTTGTTGTAGAAGGTGACTATGCCAGTTCTGGTATTAGAAAGATGACTGGTACTTACACCGCACAGATGAAAACCATAGGTGCGGCTGGAAGAGCTGCTATTGCGGCCTACCGCTTTGAGCGTGGGATGCTAACAGGCGACTACAGTAGGTTTATTGAAAACCACAATGTTATCCCTCAGCGTTTCAAAAAGTATGTACCAGTAGGGTCATTCATTCGTCTTTTTCCTAATCTTCTCAATATGACCGACGAGTTTTTCCAACAGATTAACTATCGTGGATATGTAGAAGGACAGGCGATTGCTAATGCTATTATTCATAATAAAAGCCTAAAACGTCCTAAGAAAGGAAAAGCCTTAGAAGATTACATCCGTAAGGAAGTAGATAAGGTTATCCTCAACGCCTATGAAAACATCGATGAAGTACAGATCAAGCAAAACCTTCTAGAACAAGCAGAAGCTCGGGGCATGAACCCACAGCAAGCTAAGAAGTTTGTAGTTAAAGAGTTCAAGAAGGATAAGGACAGACAGGCTAAGGGTAAGGATAGCATCTTCAGAAACGCTAAGAACAAAGAAGGAAGGTCATACACAGAAGACCTCCTGTTCAAGCGTCAGTTCTCTGGAGATGGTACAGCATCAAAGTCAGCTTTGGTGTACGAGCAATTTGTTAGTGACAACCCGTGGATGAAGCTAGTTGGTCAGCTCTTCTTCCGTACACCTGTTCGTGTATTTGAAGAGGGACTTAGACTTACACCTGGTGGGCAGATTGCTCTGGCTATTGTTCATCCTAAGTATCTCCAAGACTTGCGTGGTGCAAACGGTACAGCTCGTCAGGTACGGGCGCAGGGTGAAGCCTTGCTGTCATATGGTATCGCTGGCTATGTCATGATGCAATATGCTCAGGGTAACATTACTGGTGCTGGTACAGGTGACTATAAGCGTCGTAAGATGCAGGAAGACACTGACAGGCAACAACCATACACAATAAAGTTTGATGACGGTACTACCCTAAGCTTCAAAAACTACGACCCATTCTCAACACCAATCAAGATTATGGTTAATGCTTTTGAACGGTACGAAGAAATTGAATATCGTCGCAGACAAGGTGAGTATGTAGATGATGAGACACAACTCGTTATTGACCGCCTGTACTTTAGTGTGGGTGCATTATTTAATGCCATTAAAGATGCAAACCTTATGGAAGGTCTAGATCAAGCTAGTGACTTACTACAATCATTTGGTAAGGAAGAGGCTTGGTATAAAGACATCATGAAGTTTATAGGCCAAAAAGGGCAGCTTGCCTTTCCAAATATGGTTTATAAAACTCGGGAAGCATTCTTTGACGATACCCCTACACTGAAGAACCCAATAGGCTTTCTCCAACACATAGAGGCTCGTATGGATTTAGGGTTTACCCCCGTGTCCAACCAATACGACATCTTGGGTAATGCTAGAGTAAAAGAAGCACCTACCAACAGTCTTCACGGTATATTCATTACAGATGAAGAAGACCGTCGCAAGGGTAAGTCGGACAGAGACCTCTTTGTTCTGCGTAAGATGGAGCTGATTGCTATCGCAACAGATTCAGCTTTTGAGATACCTCATCGTGTTCCTGATTTCTTTGGAAACCGAGACCTGAGAACAGAAGCATACCCTGGCGAAGATAAGACCCTGTATGACCGCTACGTCGAAATCTACAGGGAAGCTAATGGTGGGATTACAAACATCCTATACCCAATCTTGTCTAATGGTGACCAGATGTATGGGACTGCAAGTCAGGACGGTGCAATCAGTCAGGTTGTCCGTAGTGTAATTGCAAAGCAACGACGGGTCGCTGCAATCCTTCTACTACAAGAACTGGGCAGGATGCCTGAATTTACAAACAGGAAGGTACGTCAAGGTGAGGCTAAAGCTGGTCTCCGTGATGACACCATATTCCCTAATGTTAGAGACTAAGGAAAAACATAATGGCAAACTCCATCTATGAATCCACAGGTGATGGAAGCACCACGGACTTTACTATTCCGTACAGCTATCTTGAAGCAGATGATGTTACTGCATTCGTAGATGGTGTTTCCACTTCCTTCACCTTTACTTCAGATAACATCGTAAGCTTCGCCACAGCCCCTGCAAATGGGGCTGCTGTGCGGATTGTCCGTAATACAGATATTGCTTCGCTAAACGTCACCTATTCAGATGGTGGAGCGTTGACAGCTAAACAGCTCAACGACTCCAATACCCAGCTCTTATATGGTGTGCAGGAAGCTATCGATACAGCTAACGAAGCTTTATCTCTTGATGATGACGGTAAGTTTGATGCTGAGGTATCTGGCACTAACCGTGTAATTAAAAACGTGGTTGATCCCACTAATGCTCAGGATGTCGCTACGAAGAACTATGTGGACACTGCGTCAACCTCTCAGGTTAACCAGGCGACCACTCAGGCAACTAACGCCGCTAATTCTGCCACAGCAGCGGCTAATAGTGCGACTGCTAGTGCCAACTCGGCATCTGCGGCTTCCGCATCAGAAACGAATGCTGCTTCATCTTCCTCAACAGCTACTACTCAGGCTCTAAATAGTTCCAACTCAGCGACAGCTAGTGCAACCTCAGCTACCTCCAGTGCAACCTCAGCGACTGCCAGTGCTAACTCGGCAACCGCAGCGGCCTCTAGTGCTACAGATGCCCAGAGTAGCGAGGACGAAGCTGAAGAGTGGGCTACAAAGACTAATGGTATTGTTGATAGCACTGGCT